ATGGACCTGCTGGATTAGCTGTATTAGCTTTAGGATATGTTGCTTGGATATTTATTAAAAGACACCTTGCTGAAAAAGATAGACTTAAAGAAGAAGTAGCAGCTACCAAAAAGAAAAAAAGAACAACTAAAAGTAAATAGTCATGTCATTTGGAATATTTGAAAGTCTAACACAATATGGTATCTTAGGATTTGCTGTTCTAGGATTAGGATACTTATGCTGGGTATTTTTAAATAGACTTATGAAGAGTGAGGATGATTATAGAACAAGAGTTGAAGAGCTAGAAGGTGAGTACAGAGAAGACTTAGAAAAAAAGTTAGAAGAAAGTACAGAACATTCTAAAAGCTTAAAGGAAACTGTTTTGACATTGTTTGGTAAGAAAAAATGAAAAAGAATAAAAGAATCATATTAGGTTCTGCTATTGGATTTATAGCACTTATTTGTTTTCAAGTATTCTCAACTGGTCATGGTCATGTAGTTGTGGTAGAGAAGAATGATGTTCTTACTACTGCAAATCAAACACTTACAAAACAAAATGGAAGTTTAAAAAAGAGTGTATCTTCATTAAAGGCTAAGAATGAAGCACTTGTAGAAGATAAAGCTAACTTAGAGTCTATGGTTTCAGAAGTTATTGGAAGTTTAGATAGCACTAATGCAGTTGTAAAAGATATTAAAAAAGAATTATCAGATGAAAAAGCTATTAATGTTAAGCAGTCTACTGGTGAGCAGTTTGATTTTCAGCCAATCAAACTACCCGCTTCAGACGGTAATTAAAGGTGACTCAGTTGTTATTCTTACTAAAGCACAAGCAAAGAATATCAATGACATATTTGAAAGCCAGAAAGCTAAGATAGCTGCCTTTAAAATTGAGGTAGCCAGTAAAGATAGTTTACTTGCTATTAAAGATACATTGCTAATTCAGAAGACAGAACTTATAGAAACATTTACCTATAACTTAGAATTAGCAAAAAGATTAGATTTATTAGAGCATTGGTTACTAAATGCTGCAATAAATAACACATGGTTATATTATTCATGGAAAGATACTTTAGTGTATTCTGTAGATTTAAGTCAGCATTATGTTAGAAAGGATGATCATACAGGGGATATATTTTTTTATAGATATGATGAACCTGTAAATACAGAAGAAGATCAGGAAGAACCACATAAGTATTGGTATACAGATATTATTAAACCTAAGAGACCTAAAGTAACATTAGCTCCCTTATTAAATTATAAACAATGAAAAAGTTTTTTAAAGAATTAATTAGTGACAATAATAATATTAATGAACAAGCATTTGTAGGAGTAATCTCTTTCTTTGCTATGGTATTTGTATTATTAGTAGATGTAGTAACGGGAATGTTAAGTAAAGAATTGATTATCAAGGAGTTTATCTTTGATGGATTTATGATTCTTACACTTGGTGCATTTGGTATTACAACTGCTGGAAGAATTATGTCACTAAAGAAAAAGGCTGAAGATAAAAAAGAAACTTCAGAAGAAGTAATAGATTAACAATTAAAAAAATAATTATGCAATTAAGTAAGAATTTAGCACTAGCAGAAGTAACAAGAAGTGAAACAGCTAAAAGAAAAGGAATTAGCAACATGCCAACTCCAGAACACATTGAGAACTTTAAAAAGTTAGCTGAGAATGTATTCCAACCAATTAGAGAACACTTTGGAGTTCCTATTCATTTGAGCTCTGGGTACAGAAGTAAAGCCTTGAATACTGCAGTAGGGGGAAGTTTGTCCTCACAACATTGCACGGGTGAAGCAATTGATATTGACATGGATGGAACATCAATTACTAATAAGCAAGTTTTTGACTTCATAAGACAGAATGTAAATTTTGATCAAATGATTTGGGAATTTGGTACAGATTCTAATCCTGACTGGGTTCATGTATCTTATGAGTCAACAGGTAAACAGCGTAAGCAAGTTTTAAGAGCTGTTAAGCAAGGAGGAGCTACTAAGTATTTACCATATAAATAAGTAGATATGAAGTTTAGAAATAGCTGGAAATCAGTAAATAAACAATGGGATAAACTATCAATTAGATTGAGAATATCTTCATTGGATATTTTAACTATAGAAGTAGACATATCTAGAGAGTTCTATATGTTTACATTATTTAACTTAACAATAAAAAACAGATAATTATGATACATTCTAAAAATCAGATCATTAGATCTATGAAAAGTTATGAAGAAGGTGGTTCTTCAGAATCATGTGGGCCTGGTGATGGTGGATGTAAGTCTTCTAAAGCTGCTAGAAAAAATAGAAGACGTGAAGTATGGCACAATATTAAAGAAGGTGTTGATAAAGTTAAGGGTCCTATTATAGGTGCGGGTCTTGCAACAGCTGCACTTATAGCTAATAAAAGAGGTCTTTTTGGAAAAGAAGCTAAAGAAGCACTAGGTATGAAAAATGGAGGTTCTGTTAAAATGCAGAAAGCTACAGCAAAATCAAAACCTATGATGGCTAAAAAAACTCCTTCAGTTAAAAAGAAAAAGTAGAATAAATTATCATATATTCTCAGATCCAGGTACTTGTGTATCTGGATTTTTTATTTAAATTTATTTTGTTTAAACAAAAAATTGTATATTTGTGTAAACTTTAAAAGTATAATAATGGAAAACCAACATGTAGAAGAGCAAATGTCTCCTGAAGAATTAGCTCACAGAAAAGAAGAAATGAAAAGTTTCTATGATGAATCAGTACCGTATTTAGAGTCTCAAGCTAAGTATGAAACATTACTTACTTCAATTGAAGAAGCTAGATTTAAAAGAGCTAATTTTCAGTATCAGTATGCAATGATGATGTCACAACAGCCAACAGATCCTAATGATGAAACTGAAACTCCTACTGAAGAAGCACCTAAAGGTAGGACATTAAAAAAATCATAAGTCATGGCACTTGTTAATCAAGTTCAGAAAAGAGTTAAGATGCCCAAATGGGATGTAGTAAAATTTCAGATTTTAACTCATTGTTATATTAATCATATGACAATGAGTGAATCTGATCTTAATTGTTTAACACTTCTTAGTTTTAACCAACCAATAGAGCTTACTCATTTTTGTTATGATGCATCTTCAGAAGAAGAGTGGATATTTAAATCACCTCAGACTGTTAGAAATTGTATCAACAAAGCTGAAAAAAATGGTTTAGTAGTAAAGGATGCAGATAATAAAAAGTTAATAATGATTAATCCTAATCTAAAACTACAAACACAAGGCTCAATATTATTGGACTATAAATTTTTAGGAAATGATACCTAAGAAAGCAACAAGATTGTATAAACAAACAGCTGAAGATTTAAATGTAAATGAGTCTTTAGTTGAAGATTTTATTGAATTTTACTACAAGTCTATAAGAAGTTCATTATCTAGTTTATCTCATCCTAGAATAAATGTAGAAGGGCTTGGGCATTTTGTATCAAAACCTAGTTGGATAAGAAGATCCATTGAAAGAATTTCTAATAGCTTAGAAAAACATGACACATCTACTTTTGGTGCATATTCAAAAAAAATTAGATTGGAAGAAAATTTGGGTCTTCTTATTGAACTAGAAAAGAAAATATCTTTAGAAGAAGATAAAAAAAAATTACATAAAGAAATAAAATATGGGAACAACACTGAAAACAATTTGGAAGGAGAGACACAAGATAGTTGAAGGTATTAAGAACTCAATTATTAGAGATCAGTTTGTTGAACAAGTAGCTGCAATGAGACATGCTATTTGTGATGAGTGTCCAAGTAAAGGAAACAAATGCGTAATGAAAGGAACAGCTCCCTGTTGTAATGAATGTGGATGCTCTCTTGGATTTAAGACTAGATCTCTTGCTTCTGACTGTCCATTAAATAAATGGGAAGCATTGATATCAGAAGAAGAAGAAGATAAATTAGATAACCTTAAAGATTAATATTATGTATGTAGATTTACAAAATTATGACCCTTTAAAAGATGGAACTATATCATCTTATGGTACAGGAAACGGTATATGGCCTCATATACAACTTGGTACTGGAAATACGTATCATGCTGGTATTGATCCATTTGAAGACAATTTTGTTAAGTTAGAAAAAAAAATACAAACTCTTGAGTTACAATATACACTTCTTAAACTTAAAGTACTTGGTATGGAAGGTAAGTTTACTCAAGAAGAAGTAGCAAACATTAGAAAGATGATCATGTCAGAAGATGAAGCATCTAGAACATTAGCTGATTCAATTATAGAGAATGCTTAATACAGTAGAAGAAATATTTGGAAACATGCATGACATACAGGAAAGAACTGTACACATGCATACGGGCGTACATGGTATGGAAATGATATCTCATGCAATGGCTGTAAGCAATGCTACAGATTATTTAGAATGGGCTATAGAAAACAACAAGATTGAGAAACAAACAGGAGAAAGATTAATAGAAATGTTAAATTCTCCAGATCATGATAATGCTAATTTGGCTATATTAGCCATAAAACAATTAAGCAATGAGTATAGTATTTAGTGCTGGTGACCATTCATACAAAAGTATTGATGGATCCGATAAGATAGATTGGGTAAGTGTAACAACTTTAATATCTCATTTAAAGAAATCTTTTGATGCTAAAAAAGTAGCAGAAAGGGTTTCTAAAAGCAAAAGATCTAAATGGTATGGGATTGAGCCTAAAGAAATAGAGAACATCTGGAAGAATGAAGCAGATAGAGCTACTACATTAGGTACATACTATCATAATCAAAGAGAAACTGATCTATGTTCTTTAGCTTCTATGGAAAGAGAAGGTATAACTATTCCGGTTATTGCACCATCTGGTGAAAGTGATGGTATAAGAAAAGCTCCAATACAAAAGTTAGAGCCTGGAGTATATCCAGAACACATGGTATACTTAAAATCTATTGGTATATGTGGGCAATCAGATTTAGTTGAAGTAGTTAATGGCAAAGTAAATATCATTGATTATAAAACAAATAAAGAAATTAAGACAGAATCTTTTGTAGATTGGGAAGGTAAATCTGAAAAGATGTTATATCCCCTAGATGGATTAGATGATTGTAACTTTAATCATTATGCTTTACAGCTTAGTATTTATATGTATATTATATTAAAGCATAATCCTAAATTAAAGCCAGGAAGAATATTTATACATCATGTTACATTTGAAGTAGAATCTGAAGATGAATACGGATACCCTATTGCTAAATTAGATAGTGAGGGTAACCCAATTGTTAAAGAAGTTATTCCTATACCAATGCCTTATTTAATAGATGAAGTACTTAGTATAGTTCATTATGTACATGATAATAAAGATAAAATTAAAAAGAAATGATAGTAAGATTATTTGATGTACAAAATGGTGTAGTAGTTCCAACAGAACATTGCTATACATTAAAAGCACTTAAGGATGTTATGGATAATTATCCAGATGATTATCTTAAGATCTATCTGTATTTATTTTATATGACTTGTCCTAATCCAGATTTGAATCCTTTTTTTCATACTCCTGAAATAGATAAAGAACATATTATATTGTCAGAAATACAAGCAGAATTTTCAACAGAAGATACAGATATTTTTATTGCTTTGGAATTCTGCAAAAGAATGTATGAAACTCCAACATCTAGAGCATATAAAGGTATGGCATCTATGTTAGATAGATTAGCTAGATATATGGAGACTACAAGTATTACAGCAGGAAGAGATGGAAATATTAATTCACTAGTTGCTGCAGCCAAAAACTTTGACCAGATTAGAGCATCATTTAAAGGAGTCTATAAAGATCTCCAAGATGAACAATCAAGTAAAGTTAGAGGTGGGCAAGGATTAGCTTATGACAGTTAATTATGAGTGAGATATATCAAGATATACCCTGTTGGGATAATGGTACTTGGACTACAGTTTCTTTTGAGTCTAGAGAAGAATATGCTAATGCTATAAAAGAACTTTTTAAAGAACCTGGTAAATATGAATTTGATGAAACAAGTTTTATATTTAATGAACAATCTATAAAATTTAATCAAAATAAAGTATACTGCACTGCTCCTTTTAAATCTAAGGATTTTATTACCTATTGGGATAATGAAAAAATTAAATGTAGAAAAGGAGTCTTTTATATAAACAAAGATAAGAAGTGGTTTATTACTAGAGACTATTATATGTGGTTGAACTTCCTACCAATCTTTGATAAGGAAGAACAAAACTTTGGATTTGCTAAAGTAAGAGATGCTCAATATCACATGGCATTATATGAACTATTAGCAGAACTTAATTATAAACATGTAGCTATTCTAAAGAAACGTCAGATAGCATCTTCATATTTTCATATGTCTAAGTTACTTAATCAGCTTTGGTTTGAAGCTGGGGTAACTTTAAAGATGGGGGCAAGTCTTAAGGATTATATTAATGAGAAAGGTTCTTGGAAGTTTATGTCTGAGTATGCCGCATTCTTAAATGAACATACTGCATGGTATAGACCAATGTCTCCGGATAAAGTGTTAATGTGGCAACAAAAGATTGAAGTTAGAAAAGGAGATAGAAAAACAGAAGTAGGTTTAAAAGGTACTATGCAAGGTATGTCTTTTGAAAAAGATCCTACAAATGGTGTAGGGGGTCCGGTAAAATACTTCTTTCATGAGGAAGCTGGTATTGCACCAAAGATGGATTTAACATATGAGTACATGCGTCCAGCTATGGCTTCTGGTTTAATTACTACAGGGATGTTTATTGCTGCAGGATCTGTAGGGGATTTATCTCAATGTGAACCATTAAGAAAAATGATACTATCACCAGGAGATAGTGATATATATGCTGTTGAAACTAATCTTATAGATTCAAAAGGTACTCATGGTATGTCAGGTTTATTTATTCCTGAACAATGGTCAATGCCTCCATATATAGATGATTATGGTAATTCACTTGTAGAAGAAGCATTAAAAGCTTTAGATGAACAATTTGCAATCTGGAAAAAAGAATTAGATCCAGAAACTTATCAGTTAAGAATATCTCAGAGACCAAGAAACATTGAAGAAGCTTTTGCTCATAGATCAGTATCTGTATTTCCTCCACATCTTGTTGCTGCACAAGCTAGAAGAATAGAAGAGAAAGAATATGCATATGAATACTTAGATATTATGACAGATGAGAATGGTAAACCTACTGTTAAAGCATCTAATAAGCAGCCTATTAAAGAATTTCCTATTACTAAAAAGACTGAAGATAAAACTGGATGTCTTGTAGTATGGGAAAGACCTATTAAAGATCCTACATTTAGTCAGTATTATGCTTCTATAGATCCTGTTTCCGAGGGAAAAACTACAACCTCTGAATCATTATGTACTATTTATATAATGAAAGCTCCGGTAGAAGTTACTAAAGTAACAGGAATAGAAACAGAAACTTATATTGAACCTGATAAAATTGTAGCGGCATGGTGTGGTAGATTTGATGACCTTAACAAAACACATCAGAGACTAGAATTAATTATAGAGTGGTACAATGCTTGGACACTTATTGAGAACAATATCTCACTATTTATCCAGTATATGATATCTAGAAAAAAACAAAAGTACTTAGTACCTAAAAGTCAGATTATGTTCTTAAAAGATCTTGGTTCTAATACTAACGTCTTCCAGGAGTATGGTTGGAAAAATACTGGTACATTATTTAAACAACATCTTCTTAATTATGCCATTGAGTATACTAAAGAAGAGTTGGATGTAGAAACTAAAACAGATGGTACAATTGTACGGACAAAGTACGGTATAGAAAGAATACCAGATCCTATGTTATTAGTAGAAATGAGAGAATATGCTCCTGGTGTCAATGTGGATAGATTAGTTTCTTTCTGTGCACTTGTAGCATTTATGAGAATACAACAAGCAAATAGAGGATATGCAAAAAGAGTTATCATGGATGATGCTGCTAAAAACTTGCAAAAGTCAGAAAATTTGTTTAAATTAGATAGAAGTCCGTTTAGACACATGGGTAAATCATTTTACAAAGGAGATACTGGTCAGAAAAGATCTCCTTTTAAAAATTTTAAATAAAGGATATGCAAATATATAACGCATTAGATTTAAAGAAAGGCGCAAAAGCCAATCACAATAGAATGGGTAGTATTACCCAACCTTTACAATTTTTATCTAAAAAAGATAAAGATGATGAGTGGGCTGCTTGGAACTTAGATTGGCTTGAATGGAATGGATTAAAACAAATCCGTAGAAATGCACGCAGGTTAATGAAGAATTATAAACTTGCTAAAGGTATTATTGATAAAACTGATTACATTGTAGAAGAAGACAATGAAATGAGAGACATTGTTGAAGTGCTTACTAAAGAAGATCAGTCTGCATTAGAGTTAAAGTTTTATCCTATTATCCCAAATGTTATTAATGTTCTTGTAGCTGAATTTGCTAAAAGATCCACTAAACTTACCTACAGAGCTGTTGATGATTTCTCATATAATGAGATGATGGAACAGAAACGTAAGATGGTTGAGGACACATTAATGGCAGATGCTCAAACTAAAATCATGGCTGCATTAGTGGAACAAGGATTAGATACTAATTCACAAGAAGCTAATGAACAGTTACAACCTGACAAATTAAAAACATTACCAGAGATTGAAGGATTCTTTAAAAAGGATTACAGATCAATGATAGAACAATGGGCATCACATCAACATCAAGTAGATACTGAAAGATTTAGAATTGATGAGTTAGAAGAAAGAGGTTTCCGTGATATGCTTATTACAGATAGAGAATTCTGGCATTTTAAAATGATGGAGGATGATTATGAAGTAGAGCTTTGGAATCCACCATTAACATTTTATCACAAATCACCGGATGCAAGATATATATCTCAGTCAAATTGGGTTGGTAAAGTAGATATGCTTACTGTAGCAGATGTTATTGATAAGTATGGATATTTGATGACTCAAGAACAAATGGAAGCATTAGAAGCTATCTATCCAATTAGATCTGCTGGATACTCTGTTGGTGGAATGCAAAATGATGGATCATTCTATGACGCTACAAAGTCTCATGACTGGAATGTGGACATGCCTTCATTAGCATATAGACAATATACTTCATTTAAAGCTGGTTCAGTATATGATGGTGGAGATATAATCAATCAGATTCTTTCTGAAGGTGAAGATTATTATGACCAAGGTACTGCATACTTATTGCGTTGTACTACAGCATATTGGAAATCTCAAAGAAAGGTAGGACATCTTACTAAGATCAATGAGATTGGAGAAGTAGAAACAGAAATTATAACTGAAGATTATAAAATTACTGATAAAGCAATTTATGATACTAGGTTATTTAAAAACAAATCTAAAGATAATTTAGTATTTGGTGAACATATTGATTGGATATGGATTAATGAAGTATGGGGTGGTGTAAAGGTTGGACCAAATCTTCCTTCATTCTGGGGTATGAATAATCCTGGTGGATTTTCTCCTATCTATATTGGTGTAGAAAAGAATCATATTGCACCTCTTAAATTTCAATTTAAAGGTGACTCAACATTATATGGTTGTAAACTTCCAGTAGAAGGTGCTGTATTCTCAGATAGAAATACTAAGTCTACTGCACTATTAGATCTAATGAAGCCATACCAGATTGGATACAACATTGTAAACAATCAGATTGCTGACATCTTAGTAGATGAGTTAGGTACTGTAATTATGTTAGATCAGAATTCATTACCTAGACATTCATTAGGTGAAGATTGGGGTAAAGGAAATTTATCTAAAGCTTATGTAGCAATGAAGAACTTCCAGATGTTACCTTTAGATACCTCTATTACAAATACAGAGAATGCATTAAACTTTAACCATTTCCAAAAACTTGATCTTTCTCAAACAGAAAGATTAATGTCAAGGATACAATTGGCTAATCACTTTAAGCAACAAGCATATGAAGTGATTGGAGTAAATCCTCAAAGAATGGGGCAACAGTTAGCACAAACAACTGCTACAGGTGTGGAACAAGCAATGGCATCATCTTATGCACAAACAGAAGTATTCTTTATACAACATTGTGATTATCTAATGCCTAGAGTACATCAAATGCGTACAGACTTAGCTCAATATTATAACTCAACTAAACCTTCTGCAAGATTAACTTACATGACAGGTGCAGATGAGAAAGTAAACTTTGAGATTAATGGTACAGATCTATTACTAAGAGACTTAAATATCTATGCAACAACAACTGCAAATCAAAGAGCTATTCTTGAACAACTTAAGCAAATGGCTATGCAGAATAATACTACGGGTGCAAGTATTTATGACCTTGGTAAAATTGTTCAATCAGATTCAATTGCTCAACTTAATACTGTTCTTAAAGCATCTGAACAAAAACAACAACAGCAGAAACAAGAAGAACAAGCTTCTCAACAACAAATGCAAGAACAACAACTTGCTGCACAAAAAGAACAAAAACAAATGGAGATTGATGCTGATGCAATTAAAGATGAAAAGAATAGACAAAGAGATATTCTTGTTGCAGAAATTAGAGCAGCTGGAATGGGGTCTATGGTGGACATTAATCAGAATCAAGAATCTGATTACCTTGATGCTATGAAAGAAATTAAAAGTTCAGAAGAGTATCAAGATCAAACAAATCTTCAAAGAGAAAAAGAAACAAACCGGATGAATGGTGAAGCACAAAAAAATCAAATTGAAAGAGAAAAGATAGCAGCTCAAAAAGAAATTGCAAACAAACAATTACAGATAGCACAAGAAAATAAGAACAAATTTGATGCACCTGGAAAAAATAAAGAGAATAAAAAGTAGACTTAGCCATATAATGTGAAATAATGTTTAAGCTTATAATAAATTTCTCAAGTTTAATTTGTATATTATAGTATAGATAAAAACCAACAAAAATGGGAGAACCAACAAAAAATCCTGAAGATGCTCAGGTACTGGATACTACAACGGTAGGCCAGGTAGATGTAAATATTGATGAGTTATTTGGTTCACCGGGTGCAGAAAACATTATGCTTCCTGCTGAAGGTGAAGAAGATAACAAACCAAAATCTTTATTCTCTAACCAGAATATAGATGTATCGTTCCTTGACAAGCCAGGTACAACTGCAGAAAGTAAAGCTGAAAAAGCTGATATTAAAGCAGATGTAGATGAGGCAATAGCAGAACTTGATGATCTAATTTCTCAAGAAGAAGATGCTGGTAATAAAGGAAGACCTAAAGTAGATAAATCTGGTCTTGCTGAGTTAGCACAGAAAATGATTGAAGAAGGTGCTTTAGTTCCTTTTGATGATGACAAACCATTAGAAGAGTATACTACTAAAGACTTTAGAGAATTGTTTGAAGCCAACTTTGAAGAAAGAGAAAATGCAATTAGAGAGAGCACTCCTAAAGAATTTTTTAAATCTCTTCCTGAAGAACTTCAAGTAGCAGCAAAATATGTAGCTGATGGTGGGCAAGATTTAAAAGGTCTTTTCAGAACACTTGCTCAAGTAGAAGAAGTATTTGAATTAGATGCTGATAATGAACAACACCAAGAAGAAATAGCAAGACAATATTTGCATGCTACAAACTTTGGTACACCAGAAGAGATTGAAGAAGAAATCAAAGATTGGTTGGATATTGATAAGCTTGGACAAAAAGCTAGACAATTCAAACCAAAATTAGATAGAATGCATGAAGAAGTTGTAGCACATAAACTTGCTGAGCAAGAATATAAGAAACAACAACAAGCAGAACAAGCTAAAGATTACCAAGATAATGTGTATAATACATTAAGTATAGGTGAACTAGGAGGTGTTAAACTTGACAGAAAAGTTCAAGGTATGTTATACTCAGGATTAGTACAACCTAATTACCCATCTATCTCTGGTAAGCAGACAAACTTATTAGGACACTTACTTGAGAAGTATCAATTTGTAGAACCAAGACATGACTTAATTGCAGAAGCATTATGGTTACTTGCAGATCCAGATGGTTACAAAGGTAAAGTAAGAGATCAAGGTTCTAAAAAAGCTGTAGAAGATACAGTAAGAAAATTAAAAACAGAAGAAGCAAGAAAACTTTCAAGCTCTTCAACAAATACTGGTGCAGAAGAAAGCAGAAGACCTGCTTCTAAAGGACCACAAAGAACACTTCCTAGACAGAATAACTTGTTTAAGAGGTTTTAATTAGTAACAAATAAAAACAAATAAATAATGGCAACTCCAGTAATGAACAATGGTATATTCCTCAGAGATACCGCTTACAATGCAAGTTCCCATGTGGATTCATACCACTTGGTAAACATGCTGAAAGATGCTGAGCCTATGGACTTAGGCCCAGTTGATTTATGGGCTATGGCTCAAAAAGTTGAAATGCCACTTTATCAAATGTCATCATTTGGTGGTAAAAATGTAATCATGGTTGATAATGCTCGTGGAGAGTACAAATGGCAGACTCCTGTATCTACAGACCTTCCATATGTAATTGAAGACATTGAGCCATCAAATGATTTCAAAGGTATTGATGGGACTACATTCCGTATCAAATTAAGCAGACGTGAGTTTGGACATGGTGATATCATCACTTATGACAAATATAACGGTGTTGAGATGTATATTACAGCAGAGGATATCTTACCAATTGGTGATGGATATATCTACACTGTACAGTTAGTTAACAATGATAACTTTAAATACTTAGATAGCAAATACTTAGCTAATGGTACTAAAGTATTCCGTAAAGGTTCTGCAAGAGGTGAGTATGGTGAGAGATTCTCTGACATCACTACAAGAACTGGTTTCCGTGAATTCTACAACTATGTAGGTGGAGCTGAAGCTCACGTTCACTATTCAGTATCTTCTCGTGCAGATTTAATGATCAAAGGTGGAATGAATGCAGATGGTACAGTTCCTGTAACTGAGATCTGGAGAAACTTTGGTGCTACTAATGATCCATCTGTTACTTCTTTGGAAGATATGGTTAAAGTAATGGGTAAAGATAAAGTTAAGAAAGCATTTGATAATGGTGACTTATCTAGAACTTTCCTTACTGGAATGGAAGCTGCTCACTTATCTAAAGTAGCAACGGATATTGAGACTTACTTAATGTGGGGTCAAGGTGGACGTATCAAACAAGATGGTCCAGATGACATGCGTTTATCTGTAGGTCTTTGGAAACAGTTGGATAACTCTTTCAAAAGAATCTACAACAAAAATAACTTTACATTGGATTTATTCCGTTCTGAGATCTACAACTTCTTTAACGGGAAAGTTGAGTTCCAAGGACCAGATCCAAAACGCTCATTGGTTGTACAAACTGGTATGGGTGGTATGCGTATGGTTAATGAGGCTATCAAAAAAGAAGCTGTATCTTCAGGTTTATTAATTCAGGCTGCTGACATTGGTGCAATCACTGGTAAAGGTATGGACTTGAATTTTGGATTTGCTTACACTTCTTATGTAATTCCTTTCTTGGCAAATGTTAAGTTTGTATTGAACCCAGCATTTGACAATGTTCATACTAATGATATTGAGAACCCAATCATTGATGGTTTCCCATTATCTTCTTACTCATACATTATCTTTGATATCACAGATAATACTAATGACAACATTTTCTTGTTGAAATTATCTTGGGATAATCAATTGAAATGGTGGTACCAAAATGGAACAATGGATTACATGGGACGTACTCAAGGATTCCAGTCTTCTGGACAATTCAATGGATACCGTGTAATGATGT